GGCAATATTTATAATTCCTGATGATGTATCAGTGAAAGCATTTACCGAGCCAGGTGCTTTAGAAGACAACCATGCAGTACCACTCCAAACATACAGAGAATTATCATCAGTATCTAAAGCCAGTTGGCCGGTGTAGGCTCCAGAAGTCGGCAGGGTTGACTGAACAACGACAATTGCATTATTAGAAATTTTTGCGGCAGAAACTTGATCGTCTCCAAGCTTTGCTGTTGTGATTGCAGAATCAGCAATTGCTGCTGTGGCAATGCCACCAGCCACATATGTAATTTTTGAGCTTGAGATTGAAGCAGCAGTTACCGTGCTAAGCCCCTGTGTCAGCAAGGTTGCTACTGTAATTCTCTTAGTCTCGTTTCCGTCTACAATTGCTAGCTCCTCACTAGAGTCAAGACTTGTAAGAGGGTTTAGCTCTGAAATCTTTTTGTTAGACATGAGGCCCTCAAGAACGAAACCACTGATGGCCCCATCATAGTGCTATGCCTAGGTTTGCTCCAAATTCAATTTAACGTTGCTTCCTTGCTCTAGCAGCAAGAATGATCCGTCCTCTAGCAGCAGATCAAATCTATCTTCTAGATCCATCCGAAGCGTAATTGCATTTGTCGTGACAAAGTCAGCAGTTATTTGAACAAGCTGCGCGGGCGTGAATTGCAACGCACACGCTGTTAATATTCCTTGGAACTCGTACCATATCGAATCATCTGCCCCTGAAGGATGGTTTGCAGGATTGTAATTTGCAGTTTTTATGTAAAACCTGCCTTGAAAGGAGCTGCCAACCTTTGTCCGCAAAAGCAATTCTAGCAAATAGTTTGGGATTTCTTTTACAGTTTCTCCTGCATATTCCCATTCACAAGCCATGCGGCCAGAACCAGAGATTAAACTTGAGATGCTGTTCTTGAATTGATCGGATAGTGTTGTAACGTCAACTGTATCTCTCTGAGTATTTAGCTCATAATTTTGCACTCTTGCTAGCACTTTATAGTTGGAATCTTGAACTCTTACTTTAATTTCAATGTCGCTAGATATCGAGGCCAATGCTATTGCATTGTTTATGTCTCCAGCGATTGACTGTGCGAAAGTGCTGTAAAGCCGAATGCCTCCGACTTCATCTACATTCACGAATCTTTCTATTTTTGGCCTAGCATACCCTGATATGAAGCTTAAGTTTGTAGAACCGTTTTTACTCTCTATTACGACTTCATCTCCCGTCATTAATTGACGCTGGGCGAAGTCGAAATCAAAAGTAAATCTTTTTGCGTTAACATTTACATGTTTATTCTCAACAGTAGCAATAATGCTGCTGCCGTCAAACTCACGCTTGAGTTCAACCTCTCCAAAAGTGCCTAGATAAACGCTCATTAGATATCAAGCGCAACTGGGGCGCCTTGGCACTGGAATTGAATGTCTGCAGCCAGTACTTCGCCAACAGACATTGACATCGAAATGCTTGTTATGAAAACTCTCATATCAATAAACTTGCCATTGCTTGTTCCATCGTCAATATTCAATCTAATACGAAACGTTCCTGTTCCCGAATCACTGTCGTTTTGGTCTAGTGATGCGCCATTGGGGATGGCAAGTGCACTATTCCTAGTCTTTATCGCTTTGTTCAAAAATGTACTCGCACTGTCGTTAGGACTTTTTAATCCTAAAGTTTCCTGATAATACAATATTCGGCAACTGCCGGTCGTTGACCTTCCTACAGGAGTGAAGACATCATCTGTTTGACCCAATGTTTTTGTGCTAACTAAAGATACAGACGTACTAAAGCTCCAGTTCTGTACCTTGGCGATCTCAGTGCCAGGATCATTGTTGTCAGTCGTGTTGTTTAGAAACAGCTTGCCTGTGGCGCCAGTGAAATTAGCCATCAGAGAACGCCAATCAGACTTACTGTAACAGTGCTACGGCCTAAAGCTACCTGCTGAACTTGCGGCGGCCTTTCGTAGCGATAGTTGTTGCTCTGCGTTTGAGCGCCTAAAGCGTCTTGATTGCCTTCCCAGCCACCGCGAGTTGGGTTTGTTTTGTCAGCGCCTACTCTGCCAAGAGCGAAAGTTTGAAACGTGCCTTGTACTGTGTCGTAATGATCTAAAAACAACTCAGCGTCAGCGTCTAAAATATTTGCGTAAGTAAGTGACAGCTTCATATTGGTGCGTTTATCGCCGTACAAAATTCTGTGCTCAGCGCCGTTTTGAGCCTTATAAGTCTTTACCGGATAGTCACCTGACTCGAAGCTACGAGCGCTTGGCACTAAGTCGCCACCATTCGTTTTGGTGATTGGGAAAGTCATGAATGAACGCTCCAACCACCTGATCTTACAACCGCTAACGCTATTTTACTTATCTGGCTACTGTCGCAAGGGTACTCAGAAGCAACAATGTCAACAATTCCTTCTTGAGAGAAGGTTAACTGCTCGACTACATATATATTCTGAGATACCACGATTGAGGAAATGGTGAATAAAATATTGTGGTAAGTAGAGTCTTCGACCCTGCCGCTCGAAACTTTTAACGTGCCTGTTTCGATATCAGTATCTCCCGATTTGAAATAAGTTATAGAATATGAGCCGTCTGGAATCTCTCGGACACTTGTGACTAATCCTTCTGAGTCAACTGTTCCGGTGTTTGCAGAATTGTAGGGTGTTGCTTCCGTGGTTACTTTGATGAAAGATCCAGCGCCAATATTCAAGCCATCTACTGTCGTAGAGAAGTTTATCGTATGAGTTACATAAGCTCTTAAAGCCAGGAAATACTTAGCTACTAATATTGCGTGATCTCGCGACGTGCAAAATTGAGTTAAATCAAATTCTTCTTGCGGCAGCAAGCTGGTGCCGGGAGAAGAGTAAGTACCTTCACTGTCAACCCCTTTTACCTCGACAACTGCCTCTTCCGGCAACTGATTGGCACGTTCCTGCCTGTACCGAACAACAGCCTTAAATGCTCGACGTTCTTCTGCGCCAAGGTATTCCACTTTGTAGCTATCTTCAAGAATGTTGCCGGCAGTAAAGAAATGTTCAACTTTAATAGGTGTAACGCTTATTTGTCCATCGTCAGTGACTGGGAAAGCAGGTTTCAAAGAAAATTTGCCGTTTACAATTAAAAAATGACACAAGAAGCTTGGCGCGATGTCACTAAAGTATTGCCTTAAGTTAGTGCGCTCAACGATTGGACCATTGAAAAATAAATTATTTTTTTCAAGAAATCTAGAAGTCGAGACTAAGTCATTTTTTTCAACCATGTAGTCTCTTTCGTTGTCCATTCCCAGCAAGCCGCCTGCACCAGCTATCTGATCTGTAAACATAAAATACATCAAATCTGTCAAAAGATTGCTAGGGCCATGCCTTTCGGCATCACCGTAAAAGCCATTCGCAAAACCTACTGTTGGATGCAGCCGCTCTACCGGAATTCCATTTTTCAACCAGACGCGGATTTGATCCAGATTTGTAAAATTACGTCCTGCTCTTAGCGAGAAGCCCGCAAGCGTCAAATTCGACATTTTGGCCTCACCGTCATTGATAAGCACCTCATTTACGTAAACCACTTCATGTTCAGGAGACGTGCTGTTTGATTTTTCAACAAAGTTGCGATAGTTGCTAATTTCTGAAATTTGCGACAATTCAGCAAAATTTAACTCCGAATTGCTAAACGCTGGAGTCGTAATTTCTTCTTTAATGTTTTCAATTTCGAATCTTTGATCAACTGTGTTGTATCTTGTGAAGAATGGATTGTTTTGGTTTATAGGTATTGGGCCTGAGAATGTTTCTCCTACTTCCCATGCTCCACTTGTGGTCTCATTTTCGAAAACTTTGGTGACTTTTGGTATTGACCAGCCGTATGCTTGACCTATGACGGGATTTACAAATTCTCTTTTCTTTGATGTTAAATTAACTTTTACTTGCTTGGCATCTTTTGTGAATGTTATTGGCACTGTTCTTTCATCATCTACGTTGATATTTGGATTGGCCGCAAGACCAAAGACCTCGTACCTCCAACTCTGGGATACTCCTTCAAACTTGGCATTTTTAGTAACATCTGTA